TAGGATATGCATAAAAGTTACCATTTTCCATTTTAAATAAGTGGGCGCACTTATGCTCTGGATGTTCAGAAAAATTAGTATCAAGTATTGCTTTATTTTCCCAACCCCAATCTATTGTAAACATGTACTCGCCCCACTCTCGTTTATTTGAGGGCGTTATAAGTATGCCTCTAAGCCCTTTTAGTCTAGCTCTTATACCAACGTCTACATAGGGTGAAAAACAATCCCAATACATTGTTTCTTCAAGCGGCACAGGGTCACACTTTTTCCAGCATAACGCTGTTATCGGCCTTCTTGTCCAGTTTACGCCATTATCTAAATAGCACTCAAATAACGGCACTCTTTTTTCCATTGAAGTTACGGAGTGCACATCACACATTGTATACTCTCCATGACCCTTTTTATGATTAAAAAGATACTCGTTTCTTATGAAACACGTAAAAGTTGGTAAATTATGAGTTAAATAAGGCATGTAAAATATTAAATTATTACATAGAATGTTACACTTTTTCTTTTATAATCTTGCATGAATCATCATAAACAGTACGACATTTATAAACCAAATGCTTCTAATGCTGGTTGCGCTTTTTCTTTTAAAATATTAGAAAAAGATAAAGACGGTAATCCAATTAAACCAAGTTTTTTAGTTCAATCCATTAAACAAGCCAAGTGGAATAGCCAAACAAGAACTGGCTCTTTCAGTGAAAATGCTAAAGATCCAGAAAAAAATATTTACTTTAAGTTAAATGAAAATGAAATTGGGGGTATGTTAGTAGCCATCGAAAACTACACAGAATTTTCTGCTTATCACACCTACAACGATGATAAAACTCAAATTTCTTTTAAACCATACACAAAAAAGACAGGACAAAAGGCTTTTTCTTTTAGCGTAATTAAAAATTCAACTCTTAAGTTTGGTATAGGTGTTGAACTTTCTGAGGCAAGAGTTCTAAAAAGTTTATTTGATTTATATTTATTTAAATATTTTAATTATTAATGAAAAGAATTCTTTTCCATTCTAATTCTGCCAAAGCCTTTACTGGGTTTGGTAAAAATGCTAAAAATATTATAAAATATTTATTTAAAACTGGCAAGTATGAAATAATAGAATTCGCTAATGGCTGTCAATGGGGCGATCCATCTTTGTCGCTAAGACCTTGGAAAGCTCAAGGATCTATACCTAACAATCCATCAGTTTTACAAAAAATGAATCAAGATCCTAATTTAGGTAGAGTTGGGGGATACGGAGGCTTGTCTATAGATCAAGCAATCAAAGAATTTAAACCAGATATTTATCTTGGCGTTGAAGATATTTGGGCCTTTGGAGATTATTGGAATAAACCTTGGTGGAATAAAATTAATCATATTATATGGACCACTTTAGATAGCCAACCTATTTTACCACAAGCCTTAGAAGCAGCCCCTAAAACTAAAAACTTTTATGTTTGGGCCTCTTTTGCGGAAAGGGATATGAAAAAATTGGGACACGATCACGTTAAAACCTTACATGGCTCGGTCGATACAAAAGACTTTTATAAAATCGATAATGAAGATAAAATTGCTTTACGACAAAAATTTAATTTATCAGATGAATTTATAGTAGGGTTTGTATTTAGAAATCAATTAAGAAAAAGTGTTCCAAATATTTTAGAAGGATTTAAAATCTTTAAAAAAGATTGCCCAAAAGCTAAATTACTTTTGCATACTCATTGGTCTGAAGGCTGGGATATTCCAAGATTAATAGAAGAAAAACATCTAGATAAAAAAGATATATTAACTACATATTTTTGTAAGTCTTGTAATCAATATGAAATTAAGCCATTTCATGGCCAAGATGTTGATTGTAGATTTTGCGGCTCAAAAAAATCGCAAGTTACAACAAATACAAAAGATGGAGTTAACGAACAACAATTAAATGAAATTTATAATTTGATGGACGTCTATTGTCACCCATTTACAAGTGGGGGCATGGAAATACCAATTTTTGAAGCTAAAATGGCAGAGTTAGTAACTTTAGTAACTAATTACTCTTGTGGAGAAGATTCTTGTGTTCCAGAAAGTGGAAGTTTTCCGCTTGAGTGGGCAGAATATAGAGAACCAGGAACTCAATTCATCAAAGCATCTACTTATCCATCTAGTATTGCAAAACAATTAAAAAAAGTTTGGAAAATGGACGCAAACAAAAAACAAGAGTTTGGAAAAAAGGCTAGGAAGTGGACTATAGATAATTATTCTTCAGAAGTTATTGGTAAAAAACTCGAAAAAATCTTAGATGATATGCCAGACATTGACTATGATTTTGTTACCGAAGAAGAAAAGCCAAAAATAGATTTAAAAAATGATTTGCCTGACGGTAAAAAAATAGCTGTTGTAATTCCCAAATCAGAAAGGGATGTTTTGTGGGTAAATTCTTTATTGGAAAATTTAAAAAAACTATATTTAGAATACAAAATATTTATTTTTACTATGCCTGAATATTTTCCTTACATTGAGGATAACAAAAATATAGAAAAAATTTTCCCTTATACGCCAGAAGTAGATGATATATTTTTGCTAGAGGGCAAAGCTGGAATGGAAGGTTTGTTTGACATTGCTTTTTTTCCACACAACACTACACAAAAGCTAATTAGTTTTACCCATAATGGAGTTGATAAAAACGAATACGAATTATTAAAATCATGAGTCACATTGTAGAAATATATGCAAAAGAATTGGGAGTTAGAGTTGGGAAACCTCAGATTACTAAACATTTTATACCTGGTTTACCAGATAATTTTATAACTATAAAAACATCAAACTTGGTTGGTCAATCACATTATAGGTATTGGGATATTGTAGTTTCTTTATTAAGACCCTTTTTACAAAAAGAAAAAATCTCTATCCTTCAAATGGGCAATCCAAAAGATTTTATATTAAGTAATGTAGACGCCCGCTTCCTCGCCACAACAGAAAAACAAAAAAATTACATATTAAGTAAATCAAAATCTCATATTGGTCATGATGATATCTGTAGTCAAGTGTCCAGCGCTTATGATGTTCCATCAACAGTTATATATGGAAACATTTATCCAGAGAATACTAAACCCATATTTAATATAAAAAATAATTCAGATTCTATATCAGTTGATTTTTGTAAAACTAAACCGTCCTTCAATCATGATGCGGACAGATGTAATGAAATTAAGCCAGAAAAAATTGCCCAATCAGTTTTAAAAAATTTAAAAATTAAAGAAAAAATAAAATTTAAGACAATAAGGGCTGGAAGTAATTATGGTAATGATCTTTTAGAAGTTGTGCCTAATTTTTTGCCTTCTGAAAATGTTAAAAATAAAAACTGTGTCATTAGGGGAGATATACATTTTGATATTAATTATATTGCAAGATTTTGCCAACTTTGTCCAGTTTTTTTACATATTAACGATACATTTGATTTTGGATTTTTAAGGCATTTGAAAAATTTAAAACAAATAGTATTTATTCATGAGGATAAATATAAGGATATAGACTTAAACAATTTTTTTAGCTTTATAAAAAATAACAAAATTAACCTAACTATAGTTTCTAATGATAAAGAAAATATATCTGACTTGAGACTTAAATATTTTGATTATACAGTTTTAGAAAGAGCAGAAGAAAAACAAAAAATTAAAGATTGTAAATTTTTATCCAAAAAAATATTTGTCAGTAAAGACGGTCAATTTCTTTCAGAATCTTCTGCAAATAGACTTGACAAAACAAATACTTTTGTTTATGATGATATTTCATCTAAAGAATTAGAAAATTTATATTTGTATGACGACTAAACTATATGGCCCAGATTTGTGGAAACGGAACGAACACGGACTCTTAGATTCCGTTGATTATATTTTTAATGACGATGGCTCTGTTAATTGGAGAGCTATGATTAACCCAGAACATCTTTATCCTAACAAAGATTGGTTTGAGATGCGTAAGATGCCGATGCCAAATTCTATTGAAGGTTTGGACGATTCTCAGCTTTTAATAAAGCTTGGTGGCATTAAAGAACTTGCAAAGTTAAGAGGCTTTCATAACGTAACTTATGATATTACAGAGTCTTCAGATAGTCGTGTTGTGGTTCAATGTATGATTAATTGGATAGAAAATTATGAAGGTAGTTGTTCTCAAACTTTTGCTTCTATTGCCAATGCAACAACAAGCAATACAAATGGTTTTGCGGCAAAGTTTTTAGAGTGTATTGCGGAAAACCGCGCATTTGTGCGCACCGTTCGTAATTTTTTAGGTATTCATATTGTAGGAGCCGACGAAATAGATTCATCTAAAAACAAAGCTCCCATTGAAGTCGTTACAGCTTCTGTAGCTAAAGATATCAGTCCACAAGGCATTTTAAAAGAAAAAGCGGGCACAGACTTCGATTCGTTTAAAGGATGCCTCCGTGCTTGGTATAAAACTGGTGCATATAAACATGATCCAGAAGCAATTAAAACCTGGAATGATTACAAGGATATCCCCGCGAAAGAATGCCGTAAGTTGTTAAAACTTTTATGATATATCGCATAACAACAGCAGAAGAATTAAAAAAACTTACTCCGTTAGTAGAAAGTCTATATTCCCAAATAAAATGCCCAAATAAAGATTTAAATAATTTTAAAAAAATTTGGTTAGAATCTTGGTCTCAAGAAATTTCATCTAATGATAAATTAGGAAAAAAAGCTTTTGTTATAGAAGAAAATGAAGAGATAATAGGTTTTTTTGGATTTACGGTTTATATTAACGAGCTTGATGGCGTACTTTCCTCTCAAGAGCATGGTTGGTATGTAAAAGAAGGCAAAAGAGGGGCAGGAATTAAACTGTTAAAAAAATGCGAATCTTACGCAAAGGCTCTTGGCTGCAAAAGATTTAGTATTGGTCATGCTCATCCCGCTCACCCAACCGAAAAATTAATGAAAATTTACGAAAGAATGGGTTTTGAGCATGAAGCTACAATTTATACAAAAAAACTTTAAAATTATGCGTCTGCATTTATTACGAGAGCTGTTTTGTTTCCGTCATTATCTACTGAAAATGCTAGGCTAAAGCCCCTGTCTGAATTTTCACGATTTGATACTATTAACTGTCGACCTAGTATACCTATTCCATTCTGTTGAACAAGAGTATTAGAAACAGACAAAGGTAAACTTTCTGTTGTAAACACTACGTCTCCTGCTTGACCATTATATTTTATAACAAAATCTCCTTCAAAGTCAAAAGGAACATTATCATTTACAATTATAGTTGTTTTTGATTCTCCCAGACGAGATCTGTCTATTTTGGGAAATACTAGTATTGCATTCTCTGCTTCGCTAATAAATAAATCTGACGCCGTTTCCCTCTTAATTATAAACTCATCAACGCCACTTATTGATGTTAATGCCCCTAAATCTCCTGCCATTATTCCGCTTATGGCACTAGATTCATTTCTACCTATTAAAAAATCTGCAGGCACAAGCTTATAAAATATATTTTCTTCCACTCTTCCCGTTATATCGCCAGAAGTTACGGTAAACACAAAAGGGTCTTCGGTATTTTCTAGTCTTATGCTTTGTCTTAATACTCTATTACTATGATCAATTGTATCACAAGCGAAACTTTCTGAAGTTCCCGTATATACGTCTATATTTTTTACATTTAAAATGCCAGAATTATTAAAATCACCAGTTAAATTTCCACTTAATACAATCTCATTTTCTAAAATATCTATATCAGACATTGCGGTAACTGTTGTATCAAATATAGATTCTTTACCTTTAAAATTTAAGCTAGAAATTCCAAAATTTGGAAAGTCAACCGTATATTGACCCGATCCGCTTGCAAAACCACCATCAAAACCGTTTGCAAAAAAATCTAATTTATATCCAGATGTGGCTGGATGTTCTCCTATAACTACTTGATTAAATATCATAATGTTCCTGTTACTCCTATTTGAAAAAAGTGAAAGTTTGATGTTAAAGTTCTATCTATTACAGATTCAGATCTTTCTATATTATCACCAATAATATTAACATCTCTGTTAGATACAGATGTATCTTTTAAATTATTAAAACTGTCTGTTTGAACTAAAAACTCTGTAGCTGTATTTCCGCTAAAGTTTGTAACAAAACTATTTGGATTTGAGACATAATCAGCTTTATTTAGTCCACTTGTTAATGAAACATAATTTATAATATGCCCACTAGTTAAACCACTTCCTGGCAATTCTGAATTGCCCAATAATTTAAATCCTGTTTGTGAATCAAAATTTTCTAAAAGTAAATTTGAAAATGTTGGAGCAGAAGAACCAGGATAAGTTCCTGATAATATATTTGTAAATCCTGGTGCACTAGTTGTGACTAATCCTACCGTTTGCCCACCAGTCCAGTCAGAAAGTGCGAGCGTCCAGGGAAAATTTTCATCTACTCCGCCAGACCAAGCAATTCTGTTATGGCTAAGTAATGAACTAAAATTACTGAGCGGGCTAACGCTGTCTGTTATCGTTCCGTCTAATATTGTAGCGCCACCTGTCCAACTAGTAACATTTCCTGGAAAGTTTACATTTTCTCCGCCCGACCAAGCAATTCTATTATGAGAATAACTATTAGCTGGATCGTCGTCGCATAATATCCAAGTGTTATTTGTTCCAGTCGTTTTTATTCTTAGCCCAGAGGTTACTGTATTTACATATAAACCTGCACCTCCAGTATATGTTCCATTAAAGCTATTTGGATTGTCTGCCATCCCGCTTCCTACTGCACTTAGAGTAAATCCAGTAAAATAAGTATTAGCTGGATCATCATCTGAAAATACCCAAGTCTTGTTTGCTCCAGTTTGCTTAAGCCTTAATCCAGAGGTTGTTGTATTTATATATACATTACCTCCTCCAGTATAGTCACCATTAAAGCTTCCTGTATTATTTACCATTCCAGATCCAACATTAGATACAGTAAATCCGCTATAAAATTGTGTTCCAGTCCAAGAAGATACATTAGCAGGATGGTTTATATTTTCACCGCCTGAGTAAGCTATTGGAGAATCAATTGAATAACTAATAGCAGGATCTTCGTCCACTAAAATCCAGGTATTATTCAAACCGCTTGTTTTTATTCTTAATCCGCTTGATGTAATATTTTGGTATAAGGTGCCAGCTCCAGTATAGTCACCATCAAAATTGCCTGTATTTTGTGGCATACCACTTCCAACATTTGCTACAGTAAATCCAGTAGATTGTTCAATTATATTTGTGTTAATTGTTGTATTGGTTACGCCATCTAAATACCCAGTCAAAGCAATATCTCTATCTACAACTACCTGTAACAAGTGAACATTTCCATCATTTAATGATGCTCCTCCATTGCCAGTAATAGCCAAATAATCTACCCCATTTAAATTTACATAATTTTTTCCATCTCCTGATTGAAACCAAGCTATTCCAGTTCCATTTTTGTGAGATTCTAATAAGTATTGTTTTCCATTTAGATTTGAATTAAATCTAGCAAAAGCTATCATAGAAAAATCTCCAGTCTCTACATTTAAATCATTTATTTGCAAGTTATGAAATCCAGTTGTAGTTACATTAGCAAGAGGGGTATTACTATCTGTAATAAGTCCACTAACAATTGAATTTCCGCCCGACCAAAGAGTAACATTTAAAGGGTGATTGACGTTTTCGCCGCCAGACCAAGCTATTTTATCATGTGTATAGCTATGGCTAGGATCATCATCTGTTAATATCCAAGTATTATTTGTTCCACTAGTTTTAATTCTGAAACCAGAAATTAAAGTATTTTGATAAAGATTTGCGCCTCCTGTATATGTTCCGTCAAAAGAGCCATGAGTATTTTCTATCATTCCGCTTCCAACACCAGTTAAGCTAAATCCAGTGGCGCTTCCTGAACCAGTATTTACAAATATGTGATTAGTGCTACCAGTTGGGTTTCTAGATCTTAGTCCTGGAGTTAAACCAGTCGTCAATAGGTGTTGAAAAACTCTGTTTCGATTATTGAAGCGATGAATATTAAAAAATTTATCTATTAAACTTTCATCATTTCCAGATCTTTGAGCCATAACCGCATATTGATCGTGATTAAATCTCATAGCAGCAACACTTGTTCCATTAAATTCATCTAATACTAAATCAAGGTCGAAATCAAAATTAGTAACCCCAGTTGTTGCATAATTTAAACATTCTATTGGTAAATCACTACCTGTTTCATTATTAAATCCTGTGTTAGTCGGAGAAACGGCTAAATATGCATATTGTCCTGTACCACCCGCAGCGACCGTATTGTCCTGAAAAGCTGCAAAGTGAAATCCAGTAGTAGAGACTCCTGTTATAGTGGTTTCAGAAAATTTAGATTGAGATGGGTCTGCCTGTTGAAGTTGTATAATTACTCTAGGGTCTGAAGGAAATTCTGATGAGAATTCAACCGCTTGAAATCCAGTGGTGCCATTTTTGCTAACAAAATTTGTTTCAATTATATTTGAGCCACCATCAAAAACTTTTCTGCCAGTTAGAGTAGCTATGTACGCATAATTTGTTTCCGAATCAGATCTTCCAGTTACGATAAAAGAATTATTCGTAGTGCTAACTCTGCCCAATTTTTTGTGAATATCATCATGAAAACCACTAAATGTTTCTTGAGTAAATACCACTGGCGTCTCTGAAAAAGTCTGATCAAAAGAAACCGCAGTCTCAGTGTGTGGATTACCAGTAATACTATACCCATTAGCCTCAAAATTTATACTTGAGGCCATTCTAAATCTTCCGTCTCCCGTATATGAAAATCCAGTATTTAAATCATCGTTTGATATAGTTACAGAAACTTCATTTGTTAGATTTTTAATTGCACCTATTCTAGTTCCGTCTGCTTTTAGTAAATCTATTCTTTGACCAGAAACATCTTGTATAATTTCGGCGCCCTCCCTACCAAAAATATCTTCAAATGTCAGATCAAAAACAGCATTTATATTTTCATCATTATCTGGATAGGATAAGTTTCCAGATCCAGTATTGTCTGCCGCGCTGTATGCATCGTCAAATTCTGTTTGTAAAGAAATATTTTGATAATCAATCAATTTATTTGTTGCGGAAAATTCAAAATCGCTAAGAGTTGTGGTAAATGTTGTACTTATAGCGTTTGTACTGGCAATATTTGTTGGGCTTGTATTTCTCGAAAAAATATTTAACTCATATTCTCCTATTTGATCTAGAGCAAAGTTTCCACTTAAAGTAACGTCTGTAAATTTACTTGAGGAACTGCTAAATACTTGTTGACTTAATATATTTTGATTTGGTTCTACTAAAAATATATCATATTTTTGAGGAACTCCAGCATTCGCGCCTTCTATAGTTAACGGGAAGTTTAATCTATTGTCTGATTGTTTTTGTGGGTCTCCCGTCGTCAGTGAAACTGGTGCAGCTGGTCTATTTATATCAGTTACTTTTAAATCAGGCGAAAATGTATCTTGATCTAAATCAAAACGTACATTTTCCTCTACAAATTTAAATTTACCAGTGTGGTGTATGGTTGCAGAAACATTAAATCCATTGTTTCTGGTATCTTCTTCTACCCCTATAACTCTATAATATTTAGGTTCTCTACCAGTAACATCGACACTATAATTATAACCATACTTAATTAAAGCATCTTTTTCAGAAAACCACTGCGACCCCGTAGCTGCTGAAGAATTAAATTTATGCACACCATCTACAAAAACTAAGTAAGCTCCAGAATTTTCTACATCATTGTCTATTCGATAAAAACTTGTTCCCGACCCACCTTCTTTTATTTTTAAAGATATTACGCTCGGATTGTGTATTTCTTTGTAAAGTTGATTATTAGCACTTGGATTGTCATAGAATTGTTCTATTCCAGATTTTCCTATTGAATTATAAACATGAATGTTTCCAGTTATATCAGTAAATTGCGTACTATTTATTGCTGGTTGAACTATTATAGCTTTTGGTCCAATTCCAGTATCTGAAGAACCAAAAGTATTATATTCTCCAGTCTTATCTGGATTGTAATAAGTTGTTTCTCCACTGGTTCCTATAACTGTTCCATAGTTTTTAGCAAAACTTCTCATTTCATCGTCAACTCTTATTATATCACCAGGCTCTAAAAGCAACGCTTCTGTTCCAGCCCCAAATGAAACTGTTTCCGTTGTGTTTAAAGATTCAAATAATACATATTTCGCCAATCGATGTGCTTGAGATCTAGAAGTAACTCCAATTCCATCTATAGATTTAAAATTTAAACCAACACTTTTGATAGCTTCTGCATCTTCTACATACTCTGTAGCCGTTCTAAAATTATCTTGCTTATCTAAAAAAGAAACTTCTAGCGCTGATAATTTTGTATTTTTATCCACATCAGCATAAGCAAAAATTCCTCCGTTTACATTCAAGTTGTTAAATATTAAATGCGGTGGAAATTTTAATTCTTTAGGTGTCGCCGTGCCACCAAGGGTTGACTCATCTGCCGCAGTTCTATTAAAATCTTCAAAGAAATGTGGCCTATCTATTTTAACAGAAACACAAGAATTATTGAAATAACTCATGGCTCTAAAAGATCTAGCTAAATCTTGTAAAGCTTCAAAAGCGCTTGCTTGATCTTTTATAAGTATGTTACAACTAAATCTTGGTTCAAGACCTCCCACACCATCGTCTAACCCAATAAATTTACCTACTCCCGATACTGTTGAAATTCTACTACCGTCATTCATTGTAACTGCATCACAATATTGACCCATCTCGTACAAAGTCCATTTATCAATTACATCAGTATCTCTTAAATAGTTTCCTATACCATATCTTGTATTGATTAAAAGATCATAATATATCCAAGCTGGATTATCAGACCAACCAAGTTTAAATGTCCCATTCCAATCTCCGTCATAAATTAAGTTATTTCTTGTTGAGGTACTGCTAGAAAATCTTCGATCAGTCCCATCTGTATTAATTGGAGTGTAATTTGATGGAATTAATATTTTCTTTCCCTTCAATCTAAATGTTCTTGATGGAACTTGTGGGTAGTATTTTGAATCTATAGAAGTGGCGACATAAGCTGAATTTGGATACAAATAATCATTTGAATTGATGTATGTTATAGTTCCAATACCAACTTCTCTTTTTACTAGATTTGATATTGTTTCAAATTGAATTTTTTTTACTTGAATAAAATTATAAGCATCTGTTTCATTTAAAGTTGGTAGCGATATTCCTTCCAAAGTTAATGTGTATGGGTTTGTAATAATTCCTGTTATTGAAATTGTTCCATTTGCTTTGACCGCAGTTTTACCTTTTTGTGCCCTAGTTGAGAACTGAGCAACCGATTGGCTTTTTGCTCCAGATTTAGTAACTTTTCCGACAAAAATTTGAAAAGTTACTGTTTCTTTGATCTGTGTGCCCATTTTACTTGCGCCAGCGTTATTTTCTCCAGCTGTAGCAAAAGATTTAGTGTCATATAGTTGATCAATCTGTAAGCCTAGATTAATCGTATCTACGTTTCTATCATAATTTAAAAAATCAAAAGGCTTTGCATTTCTTTCTTTTGGAACATAGTTTTGCCAACTTACAAAATCTCTGCCTGCTTTTCCCTCGTCTCTTATATCTTTACTACCATTTCCAGTCCTAGCTCCATTATCACCGCCTGTGCTCATGCTGTATGCACCAATTATTTTTGCTTGTATTTTTTCTACTTTTTTCGCTTTAGTAAAAACACTGGATTTGGTTTGAAACTCTCGTCCATCTTTAAACTCCACATCATATTTAGAGTGCGATGCGTCATTGTTTTGCAATCTTAGTTGTTTCTCGTCAAAATAAATACCTTTATCTATACCATTTGTAGAGCTTCCTATTACGTTATTGTCAGAAGAGAAATTCTTTTTCGCCCTAGTTCCTGATAAAAATTTACCCTGTGTATCTACTAAACCAGCAACTGGCCCTTCGGATAACAAATCTAAAGCGTCGTAAATTTGAAAACCAATTTTAGAGTAAGCGCTACTTGGAGGCAATAAAAAAGATGGCTTTGCCCCTTTAGATCCAGCTATTCTTATTTTGTTTTTAAATATTTTTTTGTAATAAGACATTATCCTAAATCTTCGCTTACTACATTTGTTCCTATTATATTGGAGCCAATTCTTAACTCTCCGTACACAAGCGGTATTGGAAAACCCTGCACTAAATTATTATCTAAATTGCTAAATATATAACTAGAAGTATCTACTTTTGTCTCAGCCGTTTGCGCTTTTGGCAATTCTACTGGAAAAAGAAGAGACATTATTCCTTGTATTATTATACCAATAATTAAATTACCTAAAAATCCTCCAGCCGATATAGCGCTACCAAGAGCCGTTGCTGCACTTACCACGAATTT